GTCCGTTGTTTGCTAAATATCTATAAAAGTCTAATACTTCTTGTTTTGTTGCCATTTATATATTCCTCCTTAAGTTAATGGCCAAGGGTCATCTGTAAAATAACTTATATTAGAAACCCTGATGTCGCCGATGTCTTTGTCTGCTGGTATTGGTTCTAAGAATTGGAAACGTAAATGGTTTGCGTCTCCATAGCCACCAAGATACCATGTACCGTATGGAACACCGTCATCGTTATATATTGGTCCAATTAATGATGTTGCTGTTCGGTAGCCGTAAGGCATTTGTCCATTTGTTAAGATGAACACTTTCTTTTCACGATTTCCTGGATGCGCCACGAATCCAAGTCCACCACGTCGAACAATACCAAACCAACCCCATTGTAGCCCGCCGAATTGTAATTGCACGATATCATTAATTCTTCGTGCTTTTACGTATGAATTACCGAGTTTTGAAGCCGAATTTAGGGTTTTCCAACCAGTATCTCCGTCTAATACAGCCCAACCTTGGTTACCTGAAGGTGTACGTTTAATCCACTTCAAGGCACCGTTTGTCTTAGCAGTGTCAACATAGGTTTGGCCTAGTGTACCTTCGACTTTACCATTCGGCATACCAGTGCCAATAAGTTCACTAGACGAAGTTGAAGCATTTTGACTAGTTTCTGGTAAAGTTACCGAGCCTCCACCGTCTGACAAAATAAGCGTGTTTCCGTTTAAAGTTAGCTTTTGAGGAATACCAACGCCATCACGACCATTTTCACCTTTTGGACCAGTTAAACCAATAGGTCCTTGAGGTCCAGCAGGTCCTTGCTCTCCACGTTCGCCCTTTGGTCCAGTCTGACCGTCTTGACCTCGTTCACCTTGAATACCTTGCAAACCTTGAGGCCCTTGCAGTCCGTCCGCCCCTCGTTCTCCTTGTGGTCCTGGCTCTCCTCGTTCGCCTTTTTCGCCCGCTTTCAACTGTACGGCTTTTAGTTCGTCTTTAGTCGCTAGGGTATCAGATTTTGTTTCCAAATTTTGAACTCGCATTTTTAATACTGTATCGTTGTACGGTTGCGGTAGTTCCGTTTTTTTAGCGTATTCTTCTAGGCTCTGATGCTCTGTTAAGTAGCCTTTAGATTCTAATTCTTGCTTGGTAACTAATTCGCTAGTATTCACGCTTGGTTTGTGTTCCAAAACTTCCAAACGTTGTTTGATTTCTGTATCGTTATATACAGTATCATTATCTGTCTTGTTTTCTAACGCTGTTAAACGCTGTTTTAAGGCGCTATCGTCATAGACGGTGTCTTTATCCGCCTTTGCCTCTAAAGCCTCAATTTTGCCCGAAATTTGCGAAATCTCGGTACGTTCAACTTTATTTTCTAGTTCTTGTTTCGTAGCAAAAGTGCTTGTATCAATTTCTGGTTTCGTTTCAAGCACTTGTAAACGTCGTAAGATTTCCGAATCGTCAAAAGTTGCGCCCTCGACATGAATATTCTTGATCGCTGCTTCTAGTTCTGCTTTAGTTACGATGTCAGTTAATGCTACAATACGTTTTGTGTCTTTCTCAATAACGGGTAATTCGCTATGTTTATCAATTTCTGAAACACGAACTCCAAAAGAGAATTTTAAAATATCCGCAGATTGTTCCACTTTCTCAGCGTATACATAACCATACACAATTTCATCCGTTGTAATTAAGCTAGTATCGAATGGAACTTCCACAATGTTGCCTGCCACGTTTCCAGCCACTTCTAAGAAACGATTTGTCGTTTTGAAGTGAAATAACACAATGATTTTTTCAACATTGACTCCGTCTAACTTCAACTCGATAAATGCGTTGTTTTTATCGTGTGAATAAAATTCCTCTTTTATGTTATAAACATTATCTCGGACATCGACACAAACGCCAGCTTTTCGTTTAATAATTTTTTTCAAAGGTTGTCCCCCTTTCATAAAAAATAAAAAGGGAAGCCTTAGGACTCCCCTTTCTTAGTCTAATCTTCGCTAGGTTCGTGATACCCAAGCGCTCTTGTGCTGTCAGTCAGACCAGCGGTTGTTGGGTCATTAACAATACCAACGATAATCAATACACCGAATAATGCGTTGATAAACACTAACAATTTATCGATTGTTTCGCCTAGCTCAATTTTAACGCCAAACACCGCTAAAAATGTTTGTAATAACAATGCTAAGGCTGGCACTAACGTTAGCCAAAATGTTTTATTTAATACTCGTACTTTCCAGTTAATTTTGTTCATTATTTTTCCTCCGAAATTTCTAGTTTGAGAAACTTCTCAAACAATATTTTTATAGCGCCATTTCCGCCTAATTCAACATAGCTTTCATAAAGCTTTGAAAGTTCCTCGATTTCATGTTGAGTTGTCCACCCGCGCCTAATTGCTTTTTTTAAGTTTTCTTGTAATCGAAAACGCTGTAATCGTTGCAAACCTTTTCCGATGAGAGAAAGGTTATCACGATTTTCTCGCCCGATTTCGTTTATTTCACCAACTGATTTTTCAAGCCCTCCGATTTTGTCTGAAAGTACGTTGATTTGTTTTTCAGTTTCTTTTGTGTTCTTCGTACTCTTGAATGAAAAGTAGCTCGGAATTATAACGATTAAAACGGGCGTGAGTTTATCGATTAAGGTCAGAAAATCCAATTAACCCACCTCCCTTTCTAAAACAGTTGACTATTGAACAGGCTGAGTGTCTAACTCATTCGATGGTTTTTCTGCTTTTGGTTCAGTCCACTTCCAGATTCCTAACTTACCGTTTTGCTCAAGCGTCGCAAGTTGTTCAAGTGTTTCTCCTTGATAAGTGAACGGCTCGTTTACTTGAATCATGACACGTTTGCCTTCTTGGAACTTCTCAACATGGTTCACATCTTCAAGCGTGAAAATTTCTTGTGATTGGTAAGTTTTGCCAGTTTTAGCAGGGTCCACCAATTCAAGACCACGTTTGAAAACAGTAGGATCTAACGGATTATCAACATCCGTTACACGAGCCAATACAGCCCAATCAGCAACGGCTTTTACCTCTGCAATTTTTGCATCTTTCTCAGCAAGTTTTTCTTCATAGCTTTCAGCTTGCGTACGTAAATCTTCTTGAAGTTTCTTCACTCCATCGGCTGGATTGAACTCAGTAGTCACTTGTCCGATGACTGCCTTAATTAATTCCTCGTCTGATTCGTTCACACGATCGCCGATTAAAACACGGTCAAAAGCCGTATAAGGATTTTCTTGACGAATTGCAACGAATGTACGGTTATTTTCTTGTAAATATTTGTTGATGATTTTAAAAGTCATATATCATTCTTCCTTTTCTTCATTTGATTGTAGTTGTTGGATTTGTGTTTGTGCTTCTTCGTAAAGCGCTTTGTAATTAGCACATTCAATCGTCTTATTCGCTAATTGAATTGCTAGGTCATTAATAATTTTGTCTTGCGTATTCATATTTTACCTCCAATTTCCATGATAACCTCGACTGTAATTCCCAGGTACTGCAGCAAGGTTTCTGAAATTATCAAATATATTATCAAGCACTTGTCTCAGCGATGATTGTCCTATTGTTATATCTTCAATACCATACATTTTTCCTGTATAAGTATCGATTACAGTTTCTCTCAAGTTTTCTTGGCCGCTCAATCTAAACGTTATTTTGTGACCATACATATTGATGGCCGTTTGAACATTTGTGCCCTCTCTACCATTCCAGATTTGAATACCTGCTGATGTATGGTCAATACCAACGTTCTGGTTTCGATTGCTCATTAGTGCAGTGTACGAACCCTTAACACCGTTAATGATACCCCAATCAAAGGCTAGATACTGCAAAGGTCTGTCAGGGAATCGGTTTCTTATCCCGACTCCATGCCCGTTCATATCAATCCAGCCTGTTTGCAAGTCAAACGTAGTATTTCCATTGAGTGAGGAAATGCGACCGCCTTTAATATTATTACCAGTGAAATCAACGTTCTGTATCTTTGTAATCGTTGCGTTTTTCGCAAACAATTCATCGATAAATGCTTGTTGAGATACTAACCTCTGAATAAAAGCAGTATCGAATTTGACTTTATCTGCCGTAACCGAACCAGCTTCTAATGCGTTGGTTGTAACAGACCCTGTAGCTATCTTGCTTGCGGTTATCGCACCGTCCACAATCATGTCAGACTTAACTTTAATTTTTGGCGCGATGATGTCAACCCCTCTAGGACTTGTAGAAATGGTTGAGGCTAACTGTTCGCCAGTTAATGTAGTAGAACCGATAGTCACACCTTCCGATGTCACTTGAACCCTCGCGCTGTTAGAAGCGTCTCGAACTTCCTGCCTAATCTCATTGGCAGTTTGAGCAATAGCACTCTTAACATTCGTATCGAAGAATTGAGTCAACGCCCCTTGATTGCTCTTCTGGATTTTACTCCAAAGAGTGCTGTTAGGGTCTCTCATTTCCAGTTCAATAGAACGCAAATCCTTGAAGAGTCCGGACAAAGTACGTTGCGTAACAGTAGGTTCCACTCTTATCCACATCTGACGCTGCCGACGAATAGAGAGGTGTATATCTCGG